TAACCGGAAAAGGGAAAAAGACATGCTGAAACAGCAGGATATGACAGAAACCGCCAGAGTGGTGTTTAATGAATTAAGTGCCACCGCACCGGCGACAGTCGGGGAGATTGCACAGAATACGTACCTTTCACGCGAACGCTGCCAGCTAATACTGACCCAGCTTGTTATGGCGGGTCTGGCAGACTATCAGTTTGGTTGTTACAGACGCCTTCAGTCCTGAAGGCTTTTTTATTTGTGGTAAATGGGCGGCTGGTGGGTGTTAGGGGCACTCACCAGCCATCTGCTCATGCGTTGGGGTCACAAGCAAACCTCAGGCCCATCTGCTTTGCGCAAAAGCGGTATGAGCCTATCAGAGACAGGCTTAATGATCCATGTTTAATACTGTAAAAATATCCAGTTGTGAGTTAATCAACGCCGACTGCCTGGAATTTATCCGGTCGTTACCCGAAAATTCTGTTGACCTGATAGTCACGGACCCGCCGTACTTTAAAGTGAAGCCTGAGGGCTGGGATAACCAGTGGACGGGTGATGAGGATTACCTGAAATGGCTGGACCAGTGTCTGGCGCAGTTCTGGCGGGTGCTGAAACCTGCCGGAAGTCTTTACCTGTTCTGTGGCCATCGCCTGGCATCTGACATTGAAATCATGATGCGTGAACGCTTCAGTGTGCTGAACCATATTATCTGGGCGAAGCCGTCCGGACGCTGGAACGGGTGCAACAAGGAAAGCCTGAGGGCGTATTTCCCCGCCACAGAGCGCATTCTGTTCGCGGAACATTATCAGGGGCCGTATCGTCCGAAAGATGCCGGGTATGAGGCGAAGGGCAGGGCACTGAAACAGCATGTGATGGCTCCGCTGATTGCTTACTTTCGTGATGCGCGTGCTGCCCTGGGGATAACGGCAAAACAGATAGTGGATGCCACAGGAAAGAAAAACATGGTGTCGCACTGGTTCAGTGCCAGTCAGTGGCAGCTACCGAACGAAAGCGATTATCTGAAATTACAGTCGCTGTTTGCCCGGGTGGCAGAAGAGAAGCATCAGCGCGGTGAACTGGAAAAGCCCCACCACCAGCTGCTGGAGACGTATACTTCACTGAACCGGCAGTATGCGGAACTGCAGAGTGAATATAAGCATCTGCGGCGGTATTTTGGCGTGACGGCGCAGGTGCCGTACACGGATGTGTGGACGCATAAACCGGTGCAGTACTATCCCGGGAAACATCCGTGCGAAAAACCGGCAGAAATGCTGCAGCAGATAATCAGCGCGAGCAGTCGTCCGGGTGACCTGGTTGCAGATTTTTTCATGGGGTCGGGTTCGACAGTCAAAGCTGCACTGGCGCTGGGGCGTCGTGCAACTGGCGTTGAGCTGGAGACTGAACGTTTTGAGCAGACGGTCAGGGAAGTTCAGGATTTAGCCAGTCAGAACGGATGATATTGCAGGATTAGTTACGTACCGTTATTATCCTGCGCCCGGCCCTTTAGCTCAGTGGTGAGAGCGAGCGACTCATAATCGCCAGGTCGCTGGTTCAAATCCAGCAAGGGCCACCATATCACATACCGCCATTAGCTCATCGGGACAGAGCGCCAGCCTTCGAAGCTGGCTGCGCGGGGTTCGGGTCCTCGATGGCGGTCCATTATCTGCATTATGCGTTGTTAGCTCAGCCGGACAGAGCAATTGCCTTCTGAGCAATCGGTCACTGGTTCGAATCCAGTACAACGCGCCATATTTATTTACCAGGCTCGCTTTTGCGGGCCTTTTTTATATCTGCGCCGGGTCTGGTGCTGATTACTTCAGCCAAAAGGAACACCTGTATATGAAGTGTATATTATTTAAATGGGTACTGTGCCTGTTACTGGGTTTTTCTTCGGTATCCTATTCCCGGGAGTTTACGATAGACTTTTCGACCCAACAAAGTTATGTCTCTTCGTTAAATAGTATACGGACAGAGATATCGACCCCTCTTGAACATATATCTCAGGGGACCACATCGGTGTCTGTTATTAACCACACCCCACCGGGCAGTTATTTTGCTGTGGATATACGAGGGCTTGATGTCTATCAGGCGCGTTTTGACCATCTTCGTCTGATTATTGAGCAAAATAATTTATATGTGGCCGGGTTCGTTAATACGGCAACAAATACTTTCTACCGTTTTTCAGATTTTACACATATATCAGTGCCCGGTGTGACAACGGTTTCCATGACAACGGACAGCAGTTATACCACTCTGCAACGTGTCGCAGCGCTGGAACGTTCCGGAATGCAAATCAGTCGTCACTCACTGGTTTCATCATATCTGGCGTTAATGGAGTTCAGTGGTAATACAATGACCAGAGATGCATCCAGAGCAGTTCTGCGTTTTGTCACTGTCACAGCAGAAGCCTTACGCTTCAGGCAGATACAGAGAGAATTTCGTCAGGCACTGTCTGAAACTGCTCCTGTGTATACGATGACGCCGGGAGACGTGGACCTCACTCTGAACTGGGGGCGAATCAGCAATGTGCTTCCGGAGTATCGGGGAGAGGATGGTGTCAGAGTGGGGAGAATATCCTTTAATAATATATCAGCGATACTGGGGACTGTGGCCGTTATACTGAATTGCCATCATCAGGGGGCGCGTTCTGTTCGCGCCGTGAATGAAGAGAGTCAACCAGAATGTCAGATAACTGGCGACAGGCCCGTTATAAAAATAAACAATACATTATGGGAAAGTAATACAGCTGCAGCGTTTCTGAACAGAAAGTCACAGTTTTTATATACAACGGGTAAATAAAGGAGTTAAGCATGAAGAAGATGTTTATGGCGGTTTTATTTGCATTAGCTTCTGTTAATGCAATGGCGGCGGATTGTGCTAAAGGTAAAATTGAGTTTTCCAAGTATAATGAGGATGACACATTTACAGTGAAGGTTGACGGGAAAGAATACTGGACCAGTCGCTGGAATCTGCAACCGTTACTGCAAAGTGCTCAGTTGACAGGAATGACTGTCACAATCAAATCCAGTACCTGTGAATCAGGCTCCGGATTTGCTGAAGTGCAGTTTAATAATGACTGAGGCATAACCTGATTCGTGGTATGTGGGTAACAAGTGTAATCTGTGTCACAATTCAGTCAGTTGACAGTTGCCTGTCAGACTGAGCATTTGTTAAAAAAATTTCGCATGGTGAATCCCCCTGTGTGGAGGGGCGACTGGTGAAAAATCCTTGCTTGTGATTCATTATCGACACGGGTTCGGTGGTACCAGGCCGAACTCACCGGGAGGCACCCGGCACCATGCAGTATACAGAGATTAGGCATATACCAAGGCCTCTCATAGCAGGGGCCTTTTTACATGTAAAAAAGCCCGAGTGGGTTCGGGCAATTGCATGAGATACTCGTTTTAATAATCGAAAGCATTTTAACCAGGATTCATAAGGCTGCGCAACTGCGCGGCCTTTTTCGTATTTCGGGCTGTAGTCTTCCTTCTGCCATTGTCCTGTAACTTCCGGACTTCAGCCTGCTCTTTATCTGATTCAGTACTATCCCGGCCGGGAGGATTCATGACATTTAAACATTACGATGTGGTCAGGGCGGCATCGCCGTCAGACCTTGCTGATGCACTTGCGCAAAAAATTCGTGAAGGATGGCAACCATATGGTGGGCCGTTTTCTTCGTATACGGATGATGGCGCAGCACTTATTCAGGCGATTGTCGCAGAAGGTGATGTGAGCACACCTGTTGTGGTGAAGCCGACAGGTGGAGAAGGTGCAGTAATCAGCGCCACCAGCGACCCGGAGTATTACTTTGTTGTGGTTCTGGCAGGGCAGTCAAATGGCATGTCGTATGGTGAAGGTCTTCCGCTGCCGGAGACATATGACCGTCCGGACCCGCGTATTAAGCAACTGGCGCGCCGCAGTACGGTGACACCGGGCGGTGTCGCCTGTAAATATAACGACATCATTCCGGCGGACCATTGTCTGCATGATGTGCAGGACATGAGCCGTCTTAACCATCCGAAAGCGGACCTGTCAAAGGGGCAGTACGGAACCGTGGGGCAGGGGCTGCATATCGCCAAAAAACTGCTGCCGTTTATACCGGCGAATGCGGGTATTCTGCTGGTTCCGTGCTGTCGTGGTGGTTCAGCGTTCACCACCGGAGCTGATGGCACATACAGTGACGCGAGTGGTGCCTCGGAGAATTCAACCCGCTGGGGTGTGGACAAGCCGCTGTATAAGGACCTTATCGGTCGAACAAAAGCAGCACTGAAGAAGAACCCGAAAAATGTGCTGTTTGCCGTGGTGTGGATGCAGGGGGAATTTGATTTTGGCGGGACGCCGGCAAATCATGCCGCACAGTTTGGTGCGCTGGTTGATAAATTCCGTGCAGACCTGACGGATATGGCAGGTCAGTGCGTTGGTGGCTCTGCTGGCGGTGTTCCCTGGATCTGTGGAGATACGACGTATTTCTGGAAGCAGAAGAACGAATCCTCGTACCAGACGGTGTACGGCAGCTACAAAAACAAAACGGAAAAGAATATCCATTTCGTACCGTTCATGACCGATGAGAACGGGGTGAATGTGCCGACGAACAAACCGGAAGAAGACCCGGACATTCCGGGTATCGGGTATTACGGTTCGAAATGGCGTGACAGCTCAGCCACCTGGACGTCACAGGACAGGGCGAGCCATTTCAGTTCATGGGCTCGCCGCGGGATTATTTCCGACCGTCTGGCAACGGCGATTTTGCGCCATGCGGGAAGAGTGGCGCTAAACGCGGGGGCATCATCGACAGTATCAGAGGTGCGCCCGTCATCGTCTTCCGGTGCAGAAGCCACAGGCGTCACAACACTGCTCTCTTACCTTGCCAGCGAGTCAGAGGGAAGCCTGAAAGTACAGGGATGGTCAGCCAGTGGCGGCAGGGCAGAAGTGGTCAGCGATGCGGAGGGAACCGGAGGTAAGGCAGTGAAGCTGACCAAGGAAGCAGGTAAAAGCAGCTGGGTGCTGGAGTACGCCGCGGGCAACGGTGCGGCTCTGTTACAGAAAGGGGGGCAGATTCGCTGCCGCTTTAAGGTTTCGGGAGCGCTGGCTGCGAACCAGTATGTTATGGCGTTTTACTGGCCGGTATCTTCACTGCCACAGGGCGTTGCCCTGACCGGAGACGGGGGGAATAACCTGCTGGCAGCGTTCTACATCCAGACAGATGCAAAAGACCTGAATGTGATGTACCACAATGCGAAAGTGGCGACAAACAACCTGAAACTGGGAACCTTTGGCGCATTTGATAACGAATGGCATACGCTGGCTTTCCGCTTTGCCGGGAATAACAGCCTTCAGGTGACGCCGGTTATTGATGGTCAGGATGGCACACCGTTCACGCTGACGCAGTCACCGGTCAGTGCATTTGCGGCGGATAAACTGCATGTGACAGACATTACCAGGAATGCGACTTACCCGGTGCTGATTGACAGCATTGCGGTGGAAGTGAACAACGCGGATGCCGCGGCATGATAAAAAAAGCCGCCAGTTGCCTGAGACCTCTGGCGGTGTGAGATTCATGGAGAATCAAGGAAAGATACTACCACTTTCGTCATCGGCATTTTTAAATGAAAACTGTTTACTTAGTCAACAATAACGGAAAGAAATTATGACATTTCTGAACCAGTTAATGCTGTACTTCTGTACGGTGGTCTGTGTGCTGTATCTCCTTTCGGGTGGGTACAGGGCCATGCGTGACTTCTGGCGCAGACAGATTGACAAAAGGGCCGCTGAGAAAATCAGCGCCGGTCAGTCAGCCGGAAGCAAACCCGAAGAGCCGCTCATTTAGCGGCAACTTTCTTAATCACACCTTTCGACGAGAAAATCCCATGTCAGAAATTACATCCCTGGTCACTGCAGAGGCAGTGAAGGAAGTCCTGCGCTCTGAAGAAGTCCTGAGCGCACTGAAACAAAAACTTCGCCATAACCTGGAAGCGCGTCTTGATGCAGAGGTTGATGCCATTCTGGATGAGCTGCTTGGTGTACAGGCAGAGCCACCGACTGAAGCGGGAGATACCACCGCAGAGAGCGGTGAAGTTCAGCCTGAATCACCGGTCGCCGATGCGACTGAACCTCAACCCGAATCGGTCATGATGCTGTAACGGGGAGTCAGGGCCATCAGTAAACAGCTGCTGGCCTTTTTCATGTTGTGAGCTTCCGGATAACGGGAGACGGGGTATGTACCAGATGGAAAAAATCACAACGGGTGTGTCATACACCACGTCAGCGGTGGGGACGGGATACTGGTTACTGCAGCTGCTGGACAAAGTCTCTCCGTCCCAGTGGGTGGCGATAGGTGTGCTGGGGAGTCTGCTGTTTGGCCTGCTGACGTATCTGACTAACCTGTATTTCAAAATTAAAGAGGACCGTCGCAAGGCTGCCCGGGGAGATTAGGTGATGAACCATGAAGAAATGAATCAGCGCTTCAGTCGTCTGGAAAATGAAATTGCTGAACTGAATAAAAAACTGTCGACGCTGATGCCTTCTGAAGATGAAAAAAAACGCCGCGATGAGCAGTTTGCTGCGTTTGACGATTATTGTCGGAAAGTGATGAGCAGAAATCTCTCAGAGTGTTTCAGTATTCATAATGATAATTTCAGTGAGCTGGAATGGGAGTGTAACCGGCCATCCTTTGTTGTATCCGGTGATGCTGGGAAAATAACCATCTCAGAAAATGGGAAAGTAACACCGCCATCGCACCAGCATAGTGAGGAGCTCATTGAATTTGCCATTGATTACCTGAAGAACAATAAAAAGCAGGGGCTGATGAAGTGCATTGGTCGTTGCATGGGATATCTGCAGATAGCTGCTGAGATTGAAGCGCTGGCCAGTGGTGCTGACAAGGATGCAGTTGTGCGGGAGGCTCTTCTTCGTGAGTTTGACAACCCGCCCTTTAAAAAAGTGCCGGCTTACTGGTTTCATCCAGGACTGACTTATCTTAAAGGACGTATATAAGCTGGCTCGTTATCTGTTGCCGATAAATCCTGATAAATATCCATGAACACCAAAATCAAATACGGCCTGTCGGCTGCCGTTCTGGCGCTGATTGCCGCTGGTGCGCCTGCGCCTGACATTCTCGACCAGTTTCTGGATGAAAAGGAAGGTAACCACACCACGGCATACCGTGATGGTGCGGGTATCTGGACCATCTGCCGAGGTGCCATCATGGTGGATGGTAAGCCTGTGATTCCTGGCATGAAGCTGTCGAAGGAAAAATGCGACCGGGTTAACGCCATTGAGCGTGATAAGGCGCTGGCATGGGTGGAGAAAAACATCAAAGTGCCACTGACCGAACCCCAGAAAGCGGGTATTGCGTCATTCTGTCCTTACAACATTGGCCCAGGTAAGTGTTTCCCGTCGACGTTTTATAAACGAATTAATGCAGGTGATCGCAGGGGAGCGTGTGAGGCGATTCGCTGGTGGATTAAGGACGGTGGGCGTGATTGCCGCACACGTTCAAATAACTGCTACGGACAGGTTATTCGTCGTGACCAGGAAAGCGCATTAGCTTGTTGGGGGATAGATCAGTGAGAAGAGTAACCGCGATTATTTACGCTCTGGTTATCTGCATCATCGTCTGTCTGTTATGGGCTGTTAATCATTACCGCGATAACGCCATCACCTACAAAGCGCAGCGCGATAAAAAAGCCAGAGAGCTGGAACAGGCGAATGCCACCATTACTGACATGCAGGTGC